AAAGAAGGGATCAAGATTAGTATCTTGATTAAATCCCCACTCACAGCTATAATTTTGTTCTAAGTACTTAGCAGTAGAACTTTTCTCAATATCTATTTCACAGATCTGATAGTCGGTCAAGAGCTTCTTCTCCTTCTTTTCCCGCAAGAATAGCCTCAGTACAGTACTTTAGATTAATTAAGTTTTCATTCCTAATTAGTCTTTCCTTACCAGCATTTAGATTTTGAATATATTTAGCACGACCTTTTAGTGGTAAAGCGGCTAGTAAATTATCTAAAGTTTTGTACTCTTTAGCAAGTCCTTGAGCACGTTTAGGGCCAATACCTTCAATACCTATAATATTATCGCCTTTATCTCCTTCAATAATTCTAGACATCATAAACTGTGCAGGTGTAAGTTCTAGATCTTCGTGTAAAGACTCTAGTGTTACTTCTTTGCGTCCAAATATATTAAATACTGATACATCTTCTTTAATTAGTTGAAGTAAATCTTTATCTGAAGATACAACCCAAGTATGATTGTAATTCTGTGATAGATTCTGGGTAATCCACGCAAGAGTATCGTCAGCTTCAACACCTCGAAACTTTACTACTTCATCATGAATTTCGTCTGGAAGAGAGTTAAGTACAGCAAAGAACTCTTCAAAACGCTTTACCTCATCAGGATCATCAGATTTGGTACGAGTGCCTTTATAGTCTTCTAGCATTTCCATGCGATAGTAACTTTTACCAAAGTCAAAACATACAATAGTACGTTTGGCTTGATAGGATTTTGCTAGTGACTCGATAGTACGAATAAAATCATCCGCAAAAGAATCGTGATTCGGTCTGCGAAGCCAGCGATATGATAGATTGTTTGCGTCAATAATTAATAGATTGTTGTGGTCTGAGTAGTCGATCTCTTGCACATCTGCAAGATCATTCCATGTTTTAGTCATATTCATCTCCTATGTTTATAAATAAATATAACAAATATAAAACAAGTTAGCAATAGCTATGTTACTTCTCTTCTCTATACTTAGGTAACTTATCAGCTTTCTTTACTGCTTTAATCCAATCATCTAATCTAGATATTTTAAACTTATGTCCAAAAGATGAAATCTCTACATAATCTTCAACTTCTGTATCGTCGTCATAGGCTGCAAAATCTTTAGACCTATCCCATCTAAATAATAATAGGGGTTTCTTTTTCATTACTTCAGCTTCACGTACAGCTTGTTCCCAGAATCCAAATATATTAGTAGTTTTGGAAGTTAATAGATTATTCCATTGAATTTCTTTATAGTGTTTACATTCAATACAATATGGCCACCACGCAGTATCATGGGGTGTCCATATGTCTCCTTTTAGATAATCTATAGCTCCAGATAAAGGAACTCTTCTAAATTCTACATCAAATTCTTTACTTAATAATATTGCTATTTTATGTTCATATGCCGAACCTTTAGCTTTACTTTTATTGTAAGCCATATATCATAAGGCTCTCTTTCTTTTTAGATCTAGAGTAGCACAGTGAAAACCACCACTAATAATTCTATCATGCCTTAGTTCTAAAGGTATAGTTTCAATACCTACAGCATTTAGTTTTTCATGAATTTCTGTTTGTTTTTTATCTACAATAGCTAGATTCGGATTTACACTAATAAAATTCATACCAATCCACTCACTAGCTCCCCACGGCAGCCCTAATGGTGGGTCAGTAGGACCAACACATTCACTAATCCAAATCTTATCCCAAGATTTAAACATTTCTGGTTCGTTATCTAAAGTTACTCTGCTACCATTATATAATACTAGACCCTCTCTAAGAGGTACTATAGTACTATCTAAGTGTGCATACGAGTAAAGACCTTCTACTATGTGTACCGTATATTCATCCCCTAATATACGTTGTAACCATTCTCCTCCTAGCCTATTTCCAGTATTTGATATTTGATATAGTATGTCTTTATTTGCTCTTACACAATTAGCTGCTTCAAAAAGAATTTCTTCATTGTTTAGTGATGGTACACCTTTTGTATCTTCTTTATAGTTTTCATCAAATAGTAAAGGAATAGGAGCTTTAATCCAAGAATACCCTTCACGAAACATATTCATAAATATATCCCTATATGCCCATGTTTCAAATTGTCTATTCCATATAGGACTAGGTGTTTCTATAATCTTATTACCTACAATCAATGTTAAATCTCTTGGACAATGGTAATGCCAATTTTTACCTTCCCATGTAGGAGATTTAATATCTTTAAGAGCATACTGAGTATCTGGTCTATATACTTTAACTCCTAGCTCTTTAAGAGTATCACTTAATATTTCTAAATCTTCATTTTGTTCGTCAATAATTTGTTGAGGATAGAAACCTGCTACAGATTTCATATACTCTTCTTCAAATTCTGGATATTGACATTTCATCACACTCCTATTAGGTATAGGTAATGTAGCATAGTCTGCTGTACCTACAATTATTTCTTCTAACTCATCCCAGTCATTATTACAAGTCATATTTTTGTCTTCCATCCCATATTCTTGAAAAGCATAACCTATTATTGTTATTACCTCTATTGTATTCTTTAAATCTTCCTGTATAGTCTAAACCAAAATACACACAATAGGAAGGTACTAAATCAAGTTTTTGACAAAATGCTAGTTGTTTATCATGATATTTATCAAACACATAATTAGCTGGAAACTTCTTCATCATAGCAGTACCAAGATACGCACTTAATAAATTGATATAATTATAGTTATGTTCATTTATTACATATATTTGATCTTCAAAAGGTTCTTTTTGCATCCTAATTCCTATTCTATGTGTCTCAATAGGAAATACTTTAGAAAGAGATGATACTACATATTCTATACAAGAATGATCTAGATTAAATTGTAAATCAACAGATATATTAAGATATGCTAAATCTATCATGACAGGTACTTTTAATCTATCACAATCACATAATATTTTTTCTAAATCATTAGGCACGGCACCTGTATCAGAAAAAGGAACACTTAATAGTACTACGTCACCTTCTTTAATAGGTTCATCTTCTAGCCACGCAAAATTACCATCATACCATAAAGCTTTCATCATTTGATGATAAAAATACTCACCTCTAGCAATTCTTAATCGTTTATTATTTCTATACCTAATATAAAACTGTGCAAAAGATTCTGTAGTACCTTGTGTAAAACACATATGATTATACTGTTCTATTCCCTTAACTCTTGGAAAATGGCTAAACATCCATTGTTTATATGTTTGTAGAAAGTCTTGCTTAATTATCTCTGCATTTTTTACTGAATAATTATTATTAATAGTAAACATTCTTATAGTTTCGTCTCTATAAGAAGTTAACTCTCTATCATGAACACTATATGCTCCGCCAAAAGGTTTATTTTTATTATCTGGTAAGTTTGTATATCTAATTTCCATTACTTAAAGAATCCTGATAGTTGTAGGGTATATTTATCTTGCATACCACAATTGCCTGATAGATGAGGAACATGCTCATTAAACACCCATCCTGTGTTCTTTTTCCAATCCCATTTCATCTCTTTTCCAAATTGAAGTATATGTCCATCTGCCCAATCTTCTACAAAAATATTAGCTCTAATAGGTTCTCCACCAGGTTTCATCTGTCTTAATTTATAAAACTTATCTACGTGTAGAGGTATACAGTTTCCTGGTCTTTGTCTTATTACTGATACGGTGTGTATATCTATATTTGTTTGAGTACTTAGAATTTCATAATCTATTTCTGACTTAGATAAGAACTTTTGATATATGATAGTATTTTCATCAGTATAGCTTGAAGGCATACCTCCATAAGGTTTGTGCAGATCTTTTAGTTGATGAGTCATAATATCTTTTAAAGGATCTTTGTAATTAAACCATTCAATATCATGTATGAAAGACATATCATAGTCTATACTAGTTTCTTGTAATATTATGTTTCCCACGGCATCCATCCTTTATGTTTATATCCAAAATTTAAATATGCATTAATTTTATCTTTTTCTTCTTTATTACTCAAACAAAATTCTTCATTAACAAACCATATAGTAACATTATTTTCTAATGCTAAATTTAACAACTTGTCTCTTCTAACTATTTCATCAGGTAAAGAATATATACTACTCATAACTATTACATCTACTTCTGATACTATTAGATCTTCTAATATGGGCATCCAATGTAGGTATTCATTCTCAACTTGCATCATATTATTAGGTATATTATGAGTTTTACAAAATGTACGTAGTGCATCTCTTTGTAAATTTAACGGAATATCTCTATCATAATCTGTGTTATTACCTATATATCCTATACAAACATCATTTGTATGATTTATTGTTTTATATTCTGTATCATTAGGTAATCTAAAGAATCCTCCAGGGAGTCTTCCTCCAAATTCTTCTCCTTCTAATAGTACATGCCAGTCTATAGCCATTCTAGTAATATCAGTTTTATTATTTACATTACCATGTAGTATTTCTTGATGAAATAGATGTGCCTGTCCTACATCTAAATCTATTGGATAAGCTACTGCTAAACATTCACGTTCAAACATTTTCTGATCCCACTTATTTTCTATCAGAGCTTTAGTAATTCTTCTAGAACTATTTGTAGTTACTACATACATAGAGTTAGTATCATATGCTTTTGTCAAGGGCATCCATATAGTACCTTGTCCTCTACCATTTTTATAAAAAATACCTTGATGAAATGGTAACTTTCTACCTAACTTTTCTTGATTAGGTATTACCAGATTAAGTGTAGGTCTTCTTTTAATTAAATATCTTTTACCGTCTAATAGAGGCAATATATAAGTTTTTGCAAAAGCATCAAACTCTTTAGAATAATCAGGAGCACTTAATCTATTCTGTACCATATCTGTTATACGCACAAGTTCTTTAGTTGGTACCTCATTATGAATATTTTCAAGACTTGTAACATAAGGATATACCTCTTGTATTATAGCTAATACCCATATATCCCAAGGATAATGATTACGATTATATATTAAAGTATTATTATCAAAATTTTTATAAATACTATTCATTAGTTATATCTTTATATAGCCTTTTATCAGTTTCTTCTGTTATTTTATTATATAAATTATGATTATATTCGCATATAGTTTGTAACTGTTTCATATGCGCATCAAAACTATCATTATTAATTAGTCTATTAATTTCTTTAAATATGTGGATTAATCTTTTATTTGGGTTTTCTATATTGTCATAAGATTCGTTAATTATAGGATCAAAAGTTTTATACCCTATATTGTGTAAATATTTTAATGTACCTTGCATGCCTATAAATATAAAAGGTTTTTTATATTTAAAACATCTATAAATTTTTTCAGATATAAAAGGTATTCCTGAGCTATTGAAGTCTCCTTCAGGAATTATATTAAGTGATACTCTACTCAATGTATCTTCTATATCCAGATCCTCAAAAATAAAATTTGCTTTATCTTGCGTAATTTCTTTACCTTTATTTTTTGCAGTAATAAATCCTTTTGATAGTATATCAGTTTCTTTAAAAAATAATAATAACTTCTTTCTTTCTTCTGACTCTTGATAGTTCATTAAAAAACAACAGAAATGTCTATTAGATTCTCCTACTAAGTATTTAGCTTTATGTTTTCTACCTATACTACTAAAGTTATCTAATGTATAATTATTACAAGTTCCTATCACAAAATTAGAAGAATTAATATAATGTACCGTACATATTCTTATATTTTTATATATAGGACTACTTTCTATTATGTCTTTAAGATTTTCTATACTACTATTTAAAGGTAACGGTTCAAATACAAAAACTAATATTATACCATTTCCTTTATTATATGACTCCCTTACTTTTTTGGGTATCAGTGAGAATATATCATTCTCAGGTATTTGATCATCATTAATAGCTGGTTGGTACTGAAATAACCAATGCATATATCCAAGAGTACTAATTACTATAGGGTATATCCATTTACCTTCTACTCTATCTGCAAAGTAAGAGGGATAATAATCTATATCTAAATCTGGAAATCTAGATTCTAGTATTAATTCTATACGTCTAACCGATGGTAATATGTTATTTTTAATACCTGTATTTGCATCTATATTATCTATCAATACTTTTAAATGTTTCATTTTTCTTTATCTACTTTAAACTTATATAATGAATGTTCTGAAATATTAAACATAAAGAAATTAGTAGAATTAATATAATGCATAGTCATAATTAGTAAATTTTTATAACGATAGTTAGTTTCTACTATTTTAACTAATAATTTTATATCTTCATTATTTAAAGGTTCATATATTATTAATAATATATGTCCTCTATTTTTAGTATACTCTTGATATATATTATCTGGTATTAAAGCTAATATATCACTTCTAGAACTACTGCTTGCTAATAATAAACTTATAAAAGTTATATTTAAAATTACTACAGGATATACCCAATTTTTTGTTTCTTTTGCAAAATAAGAAGGAATATAATTAAATTTATAATCTTTAAATAGTAACGGAATAGTATTTGTTAGTATGTGTGACCCTCCGTTTACTACATTAGAGATAATACCTTTTTCTTTATGTATTTCATCTATTAGTAAATTAATAGTTTTTGGTGATTCTATCATAAAATTTTCTTTTTTGATGTTCTTTATTGGCTATGTATAATTTATAATTATATTCGTATACAGATTCTAGTTTATTTATATCTTTTATAAGTTCCTCTATAGGTTTAGATACAAGTCTTTTTATTTCTTTGCATACTGCTATTAATCTACTTTTGTGATCATATATTTCGTCGTAGTTTTCGTTTATAACAGGCTCAAATGTTTTATATCCTATCTCTTTCATATAAGATAAATCATGCTGTCTACTTAGTATTATAAAAGGCTTCTTAAAGAGAAAACATCTATATATTTTTTCACTTAAAAATTGTGATTCTCTAGATCTAAAGTTACCTTCAGGAACTATATTAATTAAAGATTTATTTAACGTAGTTTCTATATCTAGTTCATTAAAAGTTAATTCACTATCTTTTCCTGTAGAAACATAACCTTTACTTAATAGGCTATTTGTTTCTAAATACTTCAGTAACACTTCTCTTTCCTTAGCTTCTTTGTAATTTTTGTTAAAGCAACAATAGTGTTTTTTAATAGTTTCCATTAGATTGCATATTATACTTTGCTATGATATATTGTTTAAGAAAGTCACTTCTTACTATATCTTCTATTCCAAATTCAATAGCAGTAAATTCTTTTAAGCATTTAAGGATTCTCATAAAATGTTGAATACCTTTTTTATCATTCTCCTTAGTGAGATCAGATTGTGTATAATCCCCAGAGAATATAATTTTACTGTTTTTACCTATCCTAGTAATTATACTATCAAGTTCATGAAAATTCAAGTTCTGACATTCATCCACAATCACTACAGCGTTATTTATAGTTATGCCCCTGATAAAAGATGTACTCATAAACTTTATATTATTCTGTTGTTTTAGCGCATCATAAGCATCCTTTATACCAAAAAGCTCCCCACAGACAGATCTGTATGGAGCCTCATATAAAGATACTTTTTCTTGTTCATCACCAGGTAAGAATCCTATATCTCTTGTGGATACTACTGACCTGACTATAAATATATCATTATAATCTGATGAAGGATCTAATACTTCTTCTAGTGCTAAATATAAAGATAAAAATGTTTTACCAGTTCCTGCTATACCATGAAGTAATAGATGTTGATTTGTTCTATATGCTTCATAAGTTTTTCTTTGGTTATCTGTAATAGGTGAGAATGTTTGTAGATCATCTATTCTCACCTTTTTAAGTGGTTGTGTTTTACCGTTATTTCCGTTATTATTGCCGTTACCCAAGTAGTGAGTCTCCTTTAATTAGTATCAGATTCTAAAAAATCTAATAACTCATTATAGCCTCCTACATGCTTATCATCAATAAAAATTTGTGGAACAGTACGGGCATTGGGCACTGCTTCTAAAAATTGCTCTTTGGTATACTCTTTTCCAATTATTTTTTCTTCATAATCAATTTTAAGTATATTTAGAGTAGTCTTAGCTTTAACACAGAAATTACAAGTTGGTGTACTCCAAATAGTTGCTCTCATTATTTTGTACCTTTATCAATCAATTTCATAACTTCTTCAAATGAGTTATATTCCACTTATACTAACTCCTGAATCAGACACGTATCTAGGATTAAACTCTCCATCGGGATGACGATCTTTGAGTTTTTCAAAGTTTTTTGCTATCACTTCGTTAGGATCTAAATGTAATGCTAGGCAGTTTTGAATCCAATACCACATAATATCTCCTAGTTCACTTTCTAGTCTATCTTTAAACTCTTGATTATAGGGCTTACCATGGAACATTAACTTTTTAACTAGTTCATTATACTCACCCACTTCTCCACTAATTCCTATAGCTCCTGTAAGTATTCTAGAAGGATGAGGAAGTCCCATATCTTCTAATTCAGTAAGTCTGTCTCTAGTATCATTTAGTGATTTAGATGTTTCTGATGTTACACCATCTACAAACTCTTTATATTTATTTAAATCAATCATGCTCGCCATTAACCCTTCTGCCATTATAGCCGTCAATACGCTTAAATACTCCTGGATTACGTCTTGCAGTATCAAATGTACCTACAGTAATTACAATAGCTCCTAGTAGAAATGTATGCGCAATTGCATTAATTCCCCAGAACCAAATACTACCCATATAAAGGGAGCATACTGTTACCCACATCCATGCAAGAATCTGCATAATTAAATGTCTAACTTGTAGATTAGGTATATTTTTTAATGGATTAATATTAGCATCCATAACACTATTCCATGATTCATAAATATATTCTCTCATTTTCTATCCTATTTAGTATTTCTATTTTTCTATCGTCAGTGGCTATAAACCACTCTCTAATCTCATCTTGAGTTCTTCCGCAACCAGTGCATACCCCCTTTACGAGGGCACACACTTTTTGGCAGGGAGATATTACACTAGACAAGCATCACCATCACAGAACTTGTTTGCATCTTGATTATCACCTTCATGGTTTAGTAAGGTAAAGTCGAGAGCACCCAATGTTGCTGCGTAGGCTTCAATCTCTTCTCTTGCTGCAGGAGTATATGGTGCTTGTGCGTAACCATGCTCTGACAAAGGAAGTAATGACACACCTTTAAGACGTGAATCATAACAAGATAAAGCACGAGCTATTTGATCAGCTTCATCTTCTTTAAATGTAATAGTAATAGACACTTGGTTATCAGCCCAGTAATGTTGTAGATCTACAGCATTAGCAAACTGTTCCCAGATAGATACAGATGTTTTAGCTACTGTTCCTACTTCATGTAGCACTGGAAAATATACTACAACTGTACGGACAGGATCACTAACAGCAGGTTCAATTCTATAACCTGCATCACTAAGAATCTGTACTAATGGTGAAATAGTAGCAAGTCTGATTG